CGATTCAAGTCTGAATCAATCATTTTAAATAATTAACATCATTTTAATGAATATATTATTTTTTTTTCACAAATCAAACCTTATACAAAAAAACGTTTCGGATCTTGTGCTTTTTCGCCTGGCTTTAAACATTCCGCCATCCATTCTGTTGGTATTTCTTTTTTTGCTACTTTGCTAATACCAAGTTTATTTGCATACGCTTCATATGTTGTTTTGCTAGCTTTTGATATTTTTTGATTAGGATTTTGGAATACTATGCGCAAATCTATACCAGGATTACATTGTAATACATGTTTCATTTTTTTACGATCCGTTGCAGTCCAACGTCCTTTTGTTTCAATATACATTAATTCGCCATTCTTTTTTGTGAACACAAAGTCTGGTGTATATTTATGTTTTGATTCTGGAACAGTATAATGAATAGTTTCAGTTTCATAATTTACGTCGTAATCGTTTGATTTAATTTGTTCTGCTACAGTTAATTCTAATCCTGATTTATAACCGTATTTATAAGCTGCTTGGCGTTTTTTACTACCAGCAGTATGCCAATGATTTCGTTTCATAACTATTTTATATTTCCTAATGCTTTTTGTAATTCAATAAATTCTGCAGTTAATCCTACATTGTTGTTTGGACCTAGTTTGTCTGTAATATTTAACTGATATGTATATTTTCCCGGCGTTGGATACCGTTTATTTAAATCGGTATTCATATATGAAAATTCATAAAAACCCTGATCTCCGAATTTTTTAATCAATGTTAAATCTTTTACTTCCGATTTAGGAATAGAAACCTCAAAAGCTAAATCTGCACCTGATTTAATACTTATAAAACGTAAATCTCCAGTTTCATCTTCAAATATTTTTATTGCATCAATTTCTTGTTTTGCTTCATCTAACGTTGTTTTAAAGTCTGGGTCGATAGTAAATTTGCCAGCTTCATATGTTCCAATAATACTGTCATCGCCCCAAGCCTGTATAGTACTCTTATACAACAACGATCCGTTTTGAGGCATCGGATTAAACGATCCTTTAAACAATATTTTAGTTCCAATAACATATGGTAATGCTATATCATATCCAGATCCAATCTCTTTTTCTATCACACTGATAAAATCTAATTTATCTGACATATTATATGTCTTGGTTATAGTGTTTCTGTCAGCAATACTGGTTCCATGATCTAAAAATCCTTGACCTGTTGGTGCTTGATTTTCAGCTGATATATATGCTCCACGATATCTATGTCCGCTCCAATATTCAAATAAACCTTCTTTAAAACTAAAAGTAAATTGAGGGTCTTCTATAGTTTGTTGTTGAAATGCCACATCATCTTTAAATGTATACAATGTTCCTCGAAATGTTTTTACTCCTCCAAAATTTGAACCTTTTTGTGCTGCATTCCATATTACTGTTCCTTTTTCCGGCATACCGTTTTCAGCAAATTTTCCTTCGAATGTTCCTTTGATGTCAGTGTTCCTGATGACAACACTTTGTATTCCTTCAATTGGAATATATTTTGTTTTACCTGTAGCATCTATTATTTTTCGAGCTTTACCTGAAAATCCGTCTTGATTTAAATCGACAATTGTTTCCGTTGCTTCTACGTCTGGTACATCGGTTTTTGCTAAACTGGCTACATCGATAAATTTAATTTTTTCATATTCTTTTTTAATATTGCTAACAATTGCCGTATCAATATTGCTTCCTGATTCTTTAGATCTTGCTTCTATAGTTTGTATAGCTTTGTCAAGACCATTTCGCCAAATGCGATATTCATCTCCTGACCAAATAGGAATTTTATTTAACATATCAACATCAGCATTTGGAGTAGTTATAAAATATCCATCTCGAGCTTCTGCAGTTTTAATCATTTTGATTAATTTTTCATATTTCTGACGTTGATCAATCAACATGATAAATGTTTTTTTACGAGGTCTAGATTTTATCGTTTGAAAAATATAAGTATGATCACCGTCATTATAAGTACTGTTAAATATATTATCAGATTCTTTTAAAAATTCTACAACATCAGTTATAATTGCTTCAATATCTTGTGATGCTGTTTTAAAAATTGCTTTAGCAACAACAAACGCTGCTCGATACGCTCCTAGTTGTTGTGCTAATGCATTTGCATTCATACCCCGTAATGATTTATCTGATAAAAGTTTAAACCAGTAACCCGAATCTTCTTGTTCAAAAATTAAACGCTTAATAGTATGTTCTAATAATTTACTCATTCTATATATAAATATCTACCAATCAATTAGTACTAATCGTCCTTGCCAACGCATAACATTATCTGTTTTAAAATCTAAATTTAATTCTAAATCTGCGATACCCATTTTATCAATCTCCATTTGCAGAGACCGTAAAAATGAAACTACTTCTTGATCCAAATCTCTTGCTCCATCATCACTTAAATAATCGAATATAGAAACTTCTCCTCCCATGTCTCGGGCATATGATTTATATCCTTGCAAAAATTGTTCTATGTTTTGTCGATCATTTCCTGATAAAGCATTTGCTTTTGCCATTATATATAGCAATTTTTTTTCATTAACATAGTATATTGGAATAAACGCATCAAATTCTCCTTTACGTCCAACTATTACAGATGCAACTTCAAATTCTTCTGATTCAGTAGTAATTTTAAAAAGTTTATCTTCGTCATCAATTTCATAAACACGGCCGTTATCTCCTTGGTCAAAAAAACGAAATTGTTTGTTGTTTATTTTGTCAAGTAACGTAGAGATTTCTTTGTCTTGCAATTCAGTTAATATGTTTTTAAGACGTATCATTTCACTATGTTTTTATCTAAATCTAAACGTATTAAAAAATTCATATCAACATCATTACGCTTTTTAATTGGCTGTGCTAATTTACCCAATGCTAATAATTGTCCTGCTTCATTATACAATCCAATTGTAGTTATATAAGGAGAAAAATCACTACCAGAAACAAATCCTCGATATGTTTGATTATTGTCTCGAGTCAATGTAACATTCATAGACATATTAAAATCTCCAGCATCTAATCTTGTAACAGCACTTAATTCATGTATAGTTACTGTGCTTTTATATGACGCTGTATATGGAGTATTTAATAAATCTTGTATTCGATAATCTGGCGAAGAAAACACAATGATTCCTTGTTTTGCAAACACATTACCGACAACGTTAGTTTGTAACGCAGTACCGCCTTCTGTTCGATCTTTAAGATACGAAATTTCTGTAGAAGTTAATGCTTTATTATATATCCTAACTTCATCTAATTGTCCCTGAAGATTCATACTAGAAGTACCAAATCCTCCTATTGATAAATTTTGTAAATTGTCTATTCTAGCGCTAGCACTTAACGGAGATTGTATGTCTTGTAATAACGTGCTTGATTGTGAAGCATGTAATGTACCATCAACATACATTTGCAAATTACTTCCCGATTTTTGACAAACAACATGAGTCCAAGAACTCGATACTTCTGCAGAAGAAGTAATCATAGATTGAAATGTTGAAGATCCTTGTGCACTAAATTTTATTTGATTACTACCACTTAATTCTATTCTAAATGGATATTGTGGTGTTCTAGAACTTGTAGCTTTTGTAAGTATTATTTGATCAGAAGTTCCACTATTAGTTCCGCTAATAAACATTGATATTGCAAAATTAGAATCTCGATTATATTCACCATTTAATTCAGACTCAATATATCCTATTCCATTAAATTCTGCAGATAATCCAATTGGTAACTGTCTACCATTCGAAGTAGGAATACCGTTTACATATGTAACGCCGTCAGATTCGTATTGAATTCTACTAATGTCAAAATACTCATTAAATCCTTCATAAAATTTAACATCAGATATTAATGCATTAACATCAATTCCTGAATCTAAAATATTACCATATCTGTCAGAATGATATGATCCAGACACACTACTAGTAAATGTAAAAGATGCTGGCTTTATTCCTTCTCCTACTTTGTTTTGTGGTATAGAAAAAACAGAAGCAGTTTCATATAAAAATTTTTTTGTGCGATTTAAATCTGTTGGACCAAATGTATTTATAGGTTCTTGTTTTCTTTTATAATATAAATGATTAATTGAAAAATAAGTAACACTTTGCAAACTACCGTCTATATTAGAAGCGTCATTAAATATTAATTCTGATCCTAATGCTGGTAAATTATCAACGTCAGAATATATACCTTGTAAAGGTAATGCACTACTTGTAGCACTACCAGAAAGAAATACAAACGTTTTATTTGCTTGAAACGGATTAACTTTTATATCCGATTGATCAATTTTTTTAAAAACGGTTGGATATGCTTCTTTGTATGGATTTTCTTCGTTTTGTTTTTTTAATTGTGCCATGATAGTAAAAAGCCCCTAGACATTTATAATAAATATATCGGGGCTTAAATCTTATGGTTTAATTAAAAATCTAATTTAACTCGAATCAATGCTTCTCGCTGAAATGATTTTAATAATGGTTTTGATAATTTAGCAACTGCTAATAATTCTTGTGAATCATTATATAATCCAACTGTTGTTATATAAGCTTTTGGATCACCTACAAAAGTAGTTTGTGCTAATTCGCCAACACTTCCCGTTGTATAAGAAGGATTATTCGAAAAGTTATATTCTGCATTTTTAATTCTTACGAAATAATGTGTGCTAGTAATTTTTTCTGAATTACGTGCTAAGAATCCATATGCATCAGACGTTTCTGGATTAGTAAAGCCGGCTGAACCTGATATTGAATGAAATAAACGGAAATGATTATTACCTTCAGAACTAGATCCAGTATTTGTTTGAAAATTAAGTTGTTGGTCTAACATTTTTCCGTCTAATACTAAAGTACCATAATCAGGATATGCTAATCCATAATATATAGGATTAGTTGAATTATGTACTCCACCATTGATAGACCCGGAAACAATATTATATATACGCCCCGAATCTCCAACTGTCTCACTACCTA